TCATCTGATGGTATTGGTAACTCTATATCTATGGTTGTACCATCATTTCTAGTAAATGTTATCGTGTTTCCAATAATTTTTACACCTACTAAAAAATTTGAATGATGGTCATTAAAAAATCTTATTAATGCCATTATTGCAAAGGTAGCAGCCATTCTATCGTTCTCCACTCGGAGACCTTCAATAATAGGGCCCATATCTTTCAATAGGCCCTATTTAGGACAGCAGTTATTCATAATTATTTACCTTATACTGTACGATTTACATAATTAAAATAATCTGTAAAGTCTCTAGTAGGTATTACCACAGGTTTTTCTTTAAACGTTGGATGTGCACCTATCCAACAGAAAACTAAACCATATGCTTCATTTTCTGCATATATTGTGCCAAAGTTTGCATCTTCAGTTGCTGTTGATATTGCAGTTGTTACAGGTTTAACCACGAATCTGGTTGTAGTTGTGTCAAATTCATTTTCACCGTTACTTCCAAATAATACTACATCTATATAATTAGTTCTTGTATCTGATGTAATACGTTTAAAATCCATAAAACTTCCAAGAGGTTCTACATACTAGGTATTACCATCTTTTAAAAATACTAAACCCTATGCAGTTTTCTATGGAGTACCATTCCAAGTAAGATTAATAGGTACATCTTTAAAGTTAGTTGTATTTACATTAAATGTTCCTCCATCAATAGCTTCATTTATATCTGTAACTTTGTCTTCAGCAGACTCGTCAGATTCCCTAGTTGCTGCTGCTACTAAAAGAGTATTTATGTATTTACCATTATCAAATTCTTTAAGTGCTTCCCCACGTACTGCCTCAACATCTGTGAAGTCAGTAGCAACCATTTCACTTGGATTCTAGGGTTTTGGACGTATACCTGGACCATTATATGTATTATAAGTACTACTTGGAGCATTTTGTGAATAATAGATAGAGTTCTAATTATAAAGTTCTCCAACTTGAACAGACAAGTTACTATCATCTACTTTATAAACACGGTCTTTATTTACGAAAATAGTACCTACAGGTAAATAGTATATGTTTCCTGTTACTTTATCTTTTACAGCTGGCTAAGGCCCATTAAGTAATATGTCATATACTTTAGTTATATCAGCAGCTGTAATGTGTCCATCTGGAAATACATCTGGATTTACAAGATGTTCGTCGTTATTATTTAACATCCAATCATAAAGTGCTGTAATGTCAGCAGCAGTTACATAGCCATTGCCGTCAACATCACCATTTAATGCAAAGTAAAATCTTTCACCTGATTTAGCAGTATCACCTACATAAAAAGCACCACCTACTATTGGGGGTAATGTAGTTAAACCATTAACAGGTGCATAAGTACTACCTGTTAACTCTGACTTAATACTTTCAGTAAATTTATTTAATGCTCTAATTGCATTTAACAAATCATCAGTTCTTAAATAACCAGCTAAGTCACCGATATCAATAGTTCCGCCTTGGCCACTTTGGCCACCTCCCTAACCCATTAAATAGGCAAGAAGTTGTGTAAATAAAGCATTATTGTTACTAAGCTGTTGTCTTAATGCTTCTAATGTGTTACGTAAACATTCTAAATCAGATTGTTTAGCAAATACACCAGTATTAATTTGGTATTTAAGGCTATCAAATTCTTGTTTTAAAGTAACAAATTGATCTTTATATCTTTCTAAATCTTCAACACGAATCTTAAGGTCATTTAATAAATCTTTGTTCTAACGTAAATTACCAAAGATTAGATCAAGAACTTCAGTGAGTGTCTTACCATGTTTAGTAATGACTGCATCTGTTACTGTGATTGGATCAATAAATTTACCAGTACATTCATCTACCCACTGTTTAATAATATGTTCCTAACTATAAGGTCTCTAAAAATTGTCTGTCATAATTTTATATGTTTAATTATTATTAATGATTTACAGGTTCTCCAGGTTCTAATTCTTCTATAATAGTAGCATTAGGTGCAATTGTAAAAGTCTTATCATCTACACTAATTACAATTTCCTTGTTTGTTAAATTTTGTACTTGTATAGAATCATCTGAATGTGTATAGGCATATTCTCCAGTATCAGACACAGTTACATCTCCATTAAGCTGACTTTCTGCTACAAATAAACCATTATAGAAGAACATGCCATTAGAATATACCGTACCACTAGGTATATTAATTGCCTACTAAATTTCAGAATTTACACTTATGGTGTCCTAAATAGCATCCATTATATTAGTATTAAAGACACTTACGTAAGAACCATATAGTTGCTAATTTTCTAGAGATTGTACTAAATTAACTATACCACTGTTTAAAACAGATATATTTAGATATACTTGATATTCTATAGAATTTTTAGAATCTTTAACATACAATTTAAAGTTTTTTAGTAGCATTGGGTCATTATCTTGCCCAGGAAGTCTTCCATTTGCTGATGGGTTATTAGAGGATCCTCCCTATGTATATGAGTCTATAATATCTGAATCTTTATAAGTATAAACAATTGTCCCAGGAATATTAGAAGAACTATAGTTAACTAAGTCTAAATCAATATACTAATTGGTAGTCTTATGTTTTAATCTAATTACTTTATTAAAGTGTGATCCAATATGATTCTCCCAATATTCGTAAAAAGCTGCATATTGACTTTCTGTTAAATCTTTTAATGTATTATCATCATCTAGATACTTAAATAAAAGTCTAAACTATCTTATTGCTCCATTTGGATGAGATATCTAGTATAGTCTAAATCTATTTAAATTTATTGTTGTTCCCTGTGGAGAAGGTGCATCAGTATCACAAGTTATAACCTAATAATTTCCACAAAAATATCTTTTACCGTTATAATATTTATATATAACTGTAGAAGGCTGTACTTCTATTATACAATTTATCAGTTCTCCATTATTATTGTATATATTACTACCTCTTAAGTCAAACTACCAGGTTTTAGTATAATTTATTACTGCATATGCTATATCACTACTAATAACACTAGGATTTATGTCGACAAAGAAATTATCGTTACTACTACTAACATATGTATCAACATCAATAATTGGAATTAAAATTCTCCTAGGTAAATGATCAGTAGCCCACAAAGCAGCCATAATAAAATCACCAGAATTATATTTATATTGAACTGTTTTAGTTGTTGGCTAACCATCTACATAATCAGTTATAGTTGCAATTGTGTTATTTTTTGGTAATGTTAATATTCCAGTACTCTAATCGTATGTATAATTTAAAGTTGTCCAAGTGTTATCATCATACTATTGAGTATCACTATTAAATTCGTAAGATGCTGTTGTTTGTAAATACATTGAAAAATTTCTAGTATCTACATTTTTCTAAGATTCTGTTTCATCGAAACGTCCCTACCAAGCTGATACTCTTATACGAGTTGTTAATAACTCACCATTCTATATGAAAATAACACCAGGATATGGAAGAATCCACCAGTCTTTTGGTTTGAACTTTTCAGGACTAAACACATCTCCTTCTTTTACACCATTCTTTAAAAGAACTAATTGATCTTTCCACATGCTTTCCATGTCTGAAAGATATTTAAGAGTATATTCATCCTATTTTGGTAAATTTAATAATACAGAATTACTAGTTAATCCATTATATGTAAGAGAAAGTTCATTTCCATTTCTTAATTTCAATCCTAATTTACAAAAATCAAAGTTCTCTAATGAATTAACTTTCTATGTTAATGCTGCTAATTGAGCTTCAAAATTAATATTAAACTAATTAATTAATCTTCTTATTTCTTCTAAACATTCATCAAACGTTCTTTGTTTTGGTAATGTTAGAAGTAAATCATACATGTTAGTTTCACCAAATCTTTCAAATGATCCACTAACTTCACAAGGAGAATCACTATAACTTACTCGAACAAATCTTAATACAGGAGTATCACCATCATCACCTTTGTCGCCTTTTAAAGCTTTCTTCTAAGCATCTGTTAAACTTTCCCAAGTAAAACAATCTCCTTTGTCACCCTTGTCGCCTTTTGGTGCTACTAAAAACTCTTTAGTTATAACCTCGTGTCCTCTTCTGAAAACAAACTAAACTTTATTAAGAAGTTCACCTGATTCTGTCTAATCAGTAAAGTAATTTATACTTTCTAATTCAGAAATACCTAAATTATACTTAGCTAGATCTTTTTCCCAATCGTGTACTAATTCAGAGAAATAATTCTTAACAGCAAAATATTCTGAATTACATACAGAACGTTTTACGGTGCAATTATCCTTTTTGTCTTCACAACCACACTTTTTAGGTTTTTCAGAACATTGATGACATTCTTTATTAGATTTTGGTTCAGTTCTCTTTCTAGAACAAGTGTTACAAGCACTTGTGTTCTTTTTTGCACATTGGTTACAAGAAATTACATAAAGAGAATCATCATTAATAAAATCTATCTGTGGATTTATCATTTTTGAATACTATTTAAAATCAAATTTATATTATCGAGATCTTCTTGCAATTCAATAAATAAAATCTTATTCATGGTATCTTGATAACAAAAATCATTATAGCCGTTATTAATTTTTCTACAATAATTCTTTGCATCATTTATAACTTGTCTTTTAAGAGCATCCACAACCTGAACTTTTCTTTGTATTACTTTTAGTGCTTGTTCCATTATTGCAAATTCCATTACAAGTTGATATACAATTAAGTAAATTATTAGCTGTTACATAATCTTTTAATTCTACAGCGTACTTAATTGCATTTAATACCATCCAAATATAATCACGTATCTATATCTACTAATTGCTAAATCTATTATTGCAAGTAGTATCATCTGAACATATGCCTGAATTTTTACTTCCACAACCTCTATATAAATCTAATAATTCAGTTGCTTTCTATAGTAAACATTTATATAAATTATTATATTTAAAATAATATTCTTCTATTACCTAAACATTAGTTCCATAGACATAACCTTGACTAGATTCTCTAGCTGTTAGTAATCTAATTACATCATCTATACTTTCAAAACAAGCCCAATAATATATATTAGATTTTTTAGTTGGAACTGGATTAGACTTTCTAATTAGACAACTAAATTGAGAGTCTGATGCTTCGTCTACAGCTAAAATTTCTGTAGTTTCATTTTTTATAATATTATCTACACCGTCTTCACGATGTCTCCAATAATTATTATACTTAATATCATCTACACCATCAACCAAGTCTAATTCTTGTAAACTTTCTTTTGTAGGTAATATGTAGCTTACTATTTTATAATAACCATCTTCATCTGGAAAATTAAAAACTTCTCTCTATTGTTGATTATGTATTGAAACATTAGTGAATACTAATTCTTCTGTAGAATCAACATTTATCTTATATATTAAAGTTAATACTCCAGACTATGGATATGATGGTTTATATAAGGTTGTAAATTCAGCATAGTATTCTCCACTTAAAGGCATTAGTGTTATTTCATGATTATGTTCAGTTACTCTCATCAGTATTATAATTTAAGTTTTTAAAATATTTAACTACTGGTTTAAACACTGTATCCCATGTGACTAAGCTTGCTATAAAGCTATAGAGAATCACATTAGAATATCCTGAATAAGCATATACAATGCCTCCAAGTACTATACCAGATAAGACAGCCGTTAATCTTTTTAGATATGTTGGCACTGCCTTATTAGGTCCATTTAGTGCATCAATAGATTTGATTAAAAGATATGTTAAAATATTAACTGTCAACATGTATCCAAAATCAAAACTATTTAGCAATATATCAATTATTTTTTCCATTACGTAAATCTAACTTGATCATTATAAGGATTACCGTCATTAATTTGACTTAGTTCAATCTTAACTTTATCCTTATCGACTTCAATTTGTTGTTCACGATAAGTTCTATCAGTTTGTGCCTAGTACCATCTAATTTCTTTATCATCTTGAATCTTTTGTTTTTCAAGTTGCATTTTAGCTTCATTAAGTTGTTCTAACTTCTAAGTTAACTTCTAATTTTGCTACTACAACTATTGCACTGTATTTGATGCTTCTTGTAATTGCTATTGTAACTATCCAATAGTGTCATTTTCTCTTTTCTTTTTAGCCCAACCTTTCTTTATAATATGTTTAAGTTCAGTTAAACTTTTACAAGCGATTGCGTCTGAGATAAGATCTGGCTCTAACATGCCAGCTTTAATCATTTCAGTACTATAAGCACGTAACTGTTCTAGTTCTTTTAAAATCTACGTAGATGCTATAATATGAACATCATAATCTGTAAATGTAAAATATTCTGGCAAAATAGTAAATACTTTTTGTAAATGGTCTCCAAGTATTATTGAACCAGTTAAACCTTCTTTCCAGACTATTTTAGCCATATCTATACAATCTATAAGTAGGTCTGTTACTAAAGTATCCATCTACTGATAAAATGGCTTGGTAATTGTAAATGAATTTTTAGCTCCAGCTTCTACATTGCTAACAGCATCACGTTGTGTAATGCCGTTTAATCTTTCTCTAAATACACCTGTAATAGATGTTACCTAGTTTTCTATTCTATCTAATACTATCTCAAATGCCTGAATTATTTGAACTTTAGCAGCATCATCAAATCCAGTCATAAATGTATTGTTGTTAAATCCCCTACCTTCCTATGATGAGTCTATTAAAGCAATACCTGATTTTTTATATGCAGACCACTTTTGCAATCTTTCAGTCATATCGGTTCCTAGGAATGTAGGTAACATTGAAACATCAATCCAATCACCTATTGTACCACTATTAGCTAGTATGTTGTCTCTTAAGAAAATTACAACATCATATTTATCCTATAATAAACAACATTGTAAAACTAATGATGTTGGTAGATTATCTCTATTTGATAAGAATACACCACCTATAGATAATTTACAATGTCTAGGAGCATCGTGTGTTCTTATAATATTTTTAGATAATCCTCTAGGAATGTAAATAGATTGTCCTATTCTAATTCCTTCGTACCTGTTTTCAATATACTAACCCTTTACTTTATCAACATCTATCCATTCTACTTCGTATACTGGTAGTAATTTATACATATAAGTTTCATAACCATCTATTGGAAATCCTGGTACAACTCGTTTGCCATTGTCTAGATCTCCTTCCATTGGTGCGTGTAAGAATTGACCAGCATACCCACTAACATACATAAAGTTGCCATTTTCATAATGGTTTACCATACTATCTAACTCTTTTATTGCATCTCTAGTTAATTCGTCTCCATATTCTGCTAAGATTTCTTCACGAGTCATCCATTTTCTAATAACAGCACGATATCCATCTTTTGCATATGGTGAGTTTGGATTTCTATCAACAAAAGTATTTAATGGATTTAATACCTCAATTACTATGTTTGTACCTTCTGGTGAAGGTTTTACTCTAAATAGAGCACGACCAGCTATTAACAAATCTAATAATAATAGTCGTTTTTGATTTGCTAAGTTAGTAGTCCTAGACTATTGCACGTATGTAAGTACATTCTGTGCAGCAAGTTCATATTCACTAACAAAATTATTATCTATATCTTCTATAAGCTATTTAATTTGCTAATCTAATGCTGGATCTTTTAATTCTTTATCTCCTGTAAATGCGAGTATTTGTTTATGTAAGTCCTATTGATACAAATTAAAAAGCTATTTTTTAATCTCAAGTAGTTTATCTCTATCAATATTTGATAATGTAGTAGTATCTTTACAAGATACCTTTGCAATTGTTGGTACATCTAAGTATTCGCCAAGTAAAGCATCAACATGTTTCTTTATAAGTGGTGTGAATTCTACAGAAGTAGGATTACCTATGCCAAAGTTATCTTCTAAGTATCTAAACTATTCTGCATCTCTTCTACCGTTATAATAGTTATATGCTTTCTACAGCTTAAACTAGTGATGTACTAATTCGTTAATCGCTTTATCTACTTGTTCAATTATGTAATCATCGTTCCTCGCAGCAGCCACGTGTAAAGTATATTTTATGTAATTCAGAAAATTCTACACCATTCCAACCAGCTCGCATTAACTCGCATTTTACAAATTTAAGGAATTGTTTTTCATTTCCTTCCATTGCATATGTATGAGGTGTATCATCAAATCCTAGAGCTAAATCTAATTTATATCCTCTAGGAGTCTTGCTGACTTTTAATTTTCCAATATATTTTTTATTATATATTTCCTCAATAATATCCCTAACTGCTGATTCTAAGTCTTTCATATCCATAGTATGAATCAACATCTATTTTGTCAACATCTATAGTAGCTTTCATTGGGTATTCTTGTTTCTTAGGTATTCTACCTTTATGAATAATTCCACGTTCATCTTTCCAATAACCAAAGTCTACAAATTTTTCTTTCTCTGGTTCCATTTTAGGTTGAACAAACATTAATTCTTCATTTGCTAAGAATACCATTTGCATAGCTGCTATGATATCAAATTTAGTTTTATTTTCGTAAGAATATCTAGATAATTCATCAAGAATCTCTTTAAACCATATCTCTCCACAGTATTCATCTACATAATCTGATATTAAATCTAATCCGTGTTTAATTGTAGATTCATTAGATGGGGCACCAAACTATCGACTTCTACCCTACTATATATCAGATAAGCAAGCCCTAGGTCTTCTCATTAAATATCTGTTCTCACATTTCTTTTCTCTAAAGAATTGTAATAATGATATACGAGTAGATTCAAGACATGCCATCGCATTGTACCATTGTAAAAGTCGTAAACACATTATATGTGCTTGTTTAATTTTTTCAGGTCTATCTTTGTAGTAAGCTACAATTTGTGGAGGATTAAGACCATAAGCTCTTCTTAATATTACTACACAGAAATCAGATGGATTCTTTGTAGAACTAGAAGTATCTTCTTGTCCCATATCAATACCATCAATTCCAGCAACATATAAGTTTTTAGGAATAGATCCTTCAACTTCTCTTGGTACTTCTAAGATATGTACCTTACCATTGGTTTGTGGTACAAATTTTACACCACTAATCATTTCTTCAGATACTTTACCATCTTTAAAAGTATATTCGAGAGTTCCATGTTGAATTTGGGGACCTTTATTCATAAGTATTTGAGCCATCTACTCCGCTATTAAGTTCTAATCAAATTGATTTTCACCTTCAAGAGCAAATGCCTCTTCTGCTGTAAAGCAATGCTCAGAACATTCACGTCTAAACTCTTTAGGTTCCCCTAATAATCTATTCCTTGTTCTTATACGTTCTTCTTTAACTCTATCCCTATCAACAACTCCTCTATTATCAATAAAATCATCTCTAAGGATAAAATCAGCAGCTGATACAAAGAAACCAGTTAATTTATATTCACCACTATCAAAGTTATTATGTCTATATGGTAATATATTATAACCAAGTGGGTTATAGAACATATCCCTAAGTTGATCAACTGATTTCATATCACCACCAGTTCCAAAGCATAATCTAGTACCTATTTTATTTCCACCAACTTCAACAAGTGCGTTTCCTTTAATATAAGTCTCTTTTAAGATTGGATTAGAACCAGCTTCTTCAAATACAAGTAAATCAATACGATCACCACGTAATTTACTTGAAGCATCTATAACAAGTCCTTCAATATCAGAGTTCCAAGAATTTGGTAACTCTTCACGTTGCTTATTAATCTTTGATGCTTTTTTGTGATATGCTGTATTTATCTTTTGACGAACATGTCGCATACCACCTTCTGTATCAGCATTTAAGTTTTCTAATTGTAACCAAGCTTTCTTAAGGGAGTCGTCTACGAATTTCTAAGTCGCTGCAATTACTACATTGTGTGTGTTTCTTCTAGTTGTATAGTTATTAACTAACAAAGAAGCACCTATCTCAGAGAATCCAACAGCACGACTCTTTACACTTAATACATCCTTCTTTAATATTTGTGCAAGTTCTATGTAATGAAAATATTCATATTGCTTATCAACAAATATAGGAAATATAAGTCCTCTACCTTGTCCAGCTTTCTTTACATTAGTTTCAGGTAATTGATAATAATTTAAAAAGAAATAATGGTCTCCAGTAATTCTATAACCATTTACCTCTAAACCATTATTACATCTATCATATTCCTTTTTCCAAAAATCATGGTAAGCTTTAGTTCCTGGTGGGAAAGCACAGTACTTACCAGTTCTTAATTTTATTTCTCTTGCTTCTGTAAACCAAGATGGGTTAAAATCTAAACCCTACGTTTTAGTTAATGGTCGATATTTTGTATATTCATAAGATAAATCAGAATCAAAGTATTCTACTTCATCACCTATTTTTATGTCCCATTCTACTACATCATTAAACAGAGATTCTCTAATATCCTATATATTATTTTCAAGAACTTTCTACTACTATTTCTACTAATCAATACTATCAGTAGCAGTTTTCTTTTTACGACCTCTTGCCATTATTTTCTACGTAATCTTGTTGGTTTTACATCTTCGTTTGTAGGTTTATCCTAAGATTTATTATATTTTCTAGAACCGTCTTTATTAAATCTTTCTGGATGTTTATATTCTTCTTCTCTTAGTTTCTCCTACTATCTTTTAGTAGCTTCATCAGATGTACCTGGAAAACTATCTATTGATTTTCTTGGCTTTATTTTCTAAACTTCACTATTTATTTGTTTGTTTATAGGTGTAACAGCTCTTTTAACTTTATCAAATATATTGCCGCCTTCAGCCTTTTTCTTAGTTTTACCACCACATCTATATGCTTCCAAATCTGCATCGGTAATACCTGCAATTTGTGATGCAAACTCATACATTTCTTCTTTGCTTATCATAATTTTTATTATATTTAATTTATTAATCAAATGCTCCTAAGTCAATATCACCCATTAAATTAGAACCATCTGCTTCTTGTTCTTTTTTATAAAGTATCTCTAAAGCTTTTAATTGCTCTACTACATCTGAAACACCTTTCATTTCCTACATTACATCTTTAACCTTAAATACGGGTTTATCATTGGCATCTCGCTCATTTAAGTCTAATATAACATCAAAGTAATCAGTAATCTTATCTACTGTGCCCTATGCCGCTTTAATAAGTTTAAGTATTCTAGAAGAATTTTGTAATTCTCTATACTTACGACAAGCTGCCCTAAATGTTGGGTCATTCCATTCATCTTCTGTAAGACCTGCATCTTGCAGACACGCTTCATGTCTTTCTTGTTCTGTATAATCAGCATAAGGAGAAGCCCAAGACAACATTAATTCAATATAAGCAAGTTCTCTATAAGCTCTTGTTCTTTTTGTTCCCTTGGGATCTTCTTTAGTCTTATTTCTTTCTGGGTTCCATAAAGCAGCAAATTCTTTTATAAGTAATACATCAGGCTCATTAATTGTTATACTATTAGTTGCATTATCAAATAGAAAGAATTTCATTATTTAAATTTGATTATTTTTTAATTGCGGGGTTTACTTAATCTGTAATCTCTTGGATTCAATGTACGCTCTCTAATGTTTGGAATGTCATTTTGTGTTGATGGTCTTTTAAATAAGGCATCATAATCTTTAACATTATTTGGATCATAAGGTACTAAATAACCAGTACTTGATGGTTGAATTGTTGGATTATCAGATCTATACTATTTTAGTTTTTCATCTAGTCTTTCATTTGTTAATATATCACTTATTTGATTTTTATCACCTATTGACTATTTACTTACTGGGACTAAATAACCAGTTTGAGAAGGTCGATTATTCAATAAACCAGAATTATCCTTTGTTAAGTATCTGAAAGCTCTTTCATTAAAGTCCTTTGAATTAATAATACGCTAACTTGGCATAAGACCACCAACTTGCTTTTTAGGTTTTTTATTTTTCTTACCAATCGACGATCTACTTTCTGGAGTAGTTGTTTTTAATAACTTCATCCAAGTAGCATAGTCTGTTTCTTGTTCTGGACCTGTAAAGAATTTAGTGTTTCCATTACGATCAATAGTACTATATGCTACTAAGTCTCTCCAATCTGACAAATCTTTAATACTTTCTGGCGCGTGACTATATCTATATCCAGGTCTATCACGTAATATATACCTTGTAGTTTTCCCGTAATCTGGATGCCAAGGTTTAGTATTTGTATTTACATAAAGTCTATTTGGATATGTTACTGGTGCTGTAACATTTAAAGTTGGGAGCTTTATAGAATTAAATAATCTATTCATCATCTCTCCACCATCTTCAAAAAAGTCAGCTTTGTTTCTAAATACTCCAGCTTCCATTTCACATGGTTTACATCTTCCGCCCTTCTTTAAATATCCTGGCTAACACTTACCCTGTAATTGCATAATATATTTAAGTTTAGCACCATTAGCCGCTTTCTAAGTCTGTTTTTGTTGTATAATCTAAACCATTGCTTGTGCAACGGCTTCAGGTCCCTAATCTGCAACTTTAGCACATTCCTTAATTCCTTCTTCTCCGAGTATTTCTAATATTTGCTAGAAACCTTCTTGGGATGGCTATTGTTTAGAAGCTTTAGCTATTAGTTGGTAAGCCTAGGCAAAAATGTTCATTAATTGTTTCTAGTCATTCATATTTAATTAAGTCTTTAGTGGAAAATATTGCTTCTTGCATTTGACCATCTGTGGTAAACCATCTACAACGCATACCCTTAAAATAATCTTCTCGTAAATCATTATTTTTAAAAGTAAGTGTTTCTTTTTTAACTACTAACATTACTGGCTTATTAGGTAAATCCTATCGTAAAGTTACCAAGTCTCCTGGTAAGAAAAATATTTTCTGTTCTGTATTATTGTTCTCCATTTTTAATTTCCTCAAAACGTTTCTTAATGTTTTCATTAATGATTACATGAATTTGATTTTCAGCAACGACATGTAAGTTTTGTTGGAAGAATGGAACTGGTACTTGACAAGCCTCTCTATAATAAACAACATCACCTGGTCTAATATACTTTACAAGTGGACCTACTTCAAGCACATCTGCTTGCATTGAAATGTTATACATTTTATCTTCTTCACCTGTATCTGGGTTTTGAAATGTTCCATCATAGGTAGGAATAATAATTCCACTATCAGTTTGAGTAATTGCTTGAAATGGATTTTCTGCATAAGGTCTTACAAGTAAGTAAGAACCACTTGGCATTATCTCCATTGATTCCGCTTTCTTAATAATTTCTTTACCCTTCTCAAGTTTTTTATCAATATCAGCTTTAATAGCTTCTTCCTGTTTCTTATTTGCCTCATTAAAAGATTTAATTGCTTGTTCCTTTACAGCTTCATCTAAAGTTTTGGCACCTGCCATACTAAACGCCATGTCACCACCAAAATAATCCATTTTACCATTATCCATAATTCATTAAATTTTTATATTGTACATTACCACTTATCTAACGGACAGTGTGAATAAGACAGTCTTGTCTTGGCTTGGATTCTACAACCACATCCGTTTGTAAATTTATCTCTTTTATAATTTGAAACTTCTCCTGTCTCTTTGTTAACCCATAATTTACTATTACATACTGGGCCAACAGGTGTCTTCTTATACAATGGACAGTCTCGGCATATCTTGGTTCTAATTTCTGACATATCTCCATTAATGCCGAGAGCTTCCTTTATGTGTCCATCTATGATTGCTCCTACACCCATACTATTAATTCTCCTTTATATGTTTAACGTCTGTATTAAAATAATTACTAGTACCGCTCTTTAACTCAAAATTCAATGGGTTTACGAGCATTTTTTCTTTTATCTAATATCACTGTTTTCTTATAGTCTTTTAACATTCTTTCTACTTCTTTCTTGAGGTAATTTAGTTCGTATTCCTTTACATTACCCTGATGATCAAAGTGAATAATCTTTAATAATTTAATATTAAATTTTGGATTTAACTTTTGAATCATCCAAGCATAAGTAGAAAGTTGCATTGTATAATGCATCATATTACAATCCATTAAATTACTTAAAGGATATTTCATCATTACATACTTCTTTAAAGTTGGATTGTAGTATGATTTTTCTTCTAACTTTTTATTACTTTTATAATCTATAAGAGATATATCATTGCCATCTTTTACAAGTAAATCAATCTGACCTGCTACTTTTAGTATTCCATCATCTGACTTTCTATAAACTAAGAACTCTGGAAATACTCCTCTTTCAATATCAAGCAATGAAGTATTATTTTTTTCTAGTGATTCATTTGTATTTACTACAAATTTACCACCAAAACCATATCGTTTAAGATCCGTTTCTTTGTTACCTAATACAGCTTTTTCTAATTCAGCATGTATTTTAGTTCCTCTTTCACAAGAAGCAATATTCTCTTTTTGCCATTCATCTAAAATATCTTGCTTAGCTTTATTAAAGTCTGCTTCTGTAATATTATACATATCCATATAATATTTAAGATGAACTTTCTTGGTATCTATTAACATTTTCTTTTCCATCTTAAAGTCTTCCTTAGATAATAATTTTTCAAGTGCTTTATAACTTGACCAAAATTCTTTATCAAAAGGTTGACAATAACGGCCGATCAGTGTAGTAACTGAAATATAGTTACCATCGTCGTCCCAATAAACGTGCTCTGCATCGTTATATTTTACATTACCATTTCTCTTATCAACATTATTCATTGTCTGTAATTTTATAATCATAATCCAATAATACAGCTAACGGCTATAAAACTGGTCCTATCTTACGTTTAAGATTATCTATACTATTCTGCGTTATAGTTTCATTGTATAAAACAACTATCATTCCTACAGAACCATCTACACCCATAATTGGACAGAATGCGGCAGATTTTTTATTCTCTTTTTCTAATAAATAAGAAAATTTAGGATATGTATTTCTATATTCCTAAACATCTTTCATAAGTAAAAATCTAGCAGTAGTTATTTTTTGGATTTCTTCTCCATAATTCATATAATCTAATTCTTTCCAATCATTTATACAAGGCTTTGTATCATCACCTTGAAAATCTTCATATAATCCAGTTAAATATGTATATGCTAAACCGTGTGAACTTACTAAGGTGTTATGATAATTAAGAAGTATGACATTTGATACATTTTTGTCATCGCTTCTTACATCATAAATCAACTTACTTATTTTTGGAGTAATTTCTACCGTATATTGTTCCCTATCTTGTTTTAGCTACTCTTCAGTATTAATTTGCTAAACAAATAATTTCCTAATTCCATCTACATTATAATTAACAAAAACAAATAAAATTAGGATAATTATTATAAGTCGTAAAAAATCTGGAGATAGTTTTGATAACCAATCCCAAATTGTTTTTAAGGTATTTATACTCATCAAATATAA